GGAGGTGCTTCTGCTACAGGTGCGTCTGGTAATCAAGGGTCTAGTGGTTCTCCGAGTATTTTTGGTACTGCGGAGTTATTAAAAGCTTTTGGTGGTGGTGGTGCTCCAGGCCCCTCGACAAATGCTGCCTATTCGGGAGGTGCCGGGGGCTCTATTAGTGGCTCTGGTGGTGGTGGTTCTACTTCTTCAAGTATTGGAGGAGCGCCGTTAGGCACTACAGGAGCAACTTGCACAACACTGGGTGGTGGAGCAGGTGGTTCTACATCGGCTAGCTTTAGCGCCTATTCCGGTGGTGGCTCAGGTGGTGCAGGAACCACTACAGGGGCTTCTAGTAACGGTGGTGGAAGCTACTTAGGCGGTGCTGGTGGAGGCGGTGGAGGTGCTTGGGATGGAGTTACAGGCTTTGCAGGGGCTGAGGGTGGACACTCTGGAACCCCGAGCATGTCTAAAGGTGGCGGAGGCGCTAATGGTGCCACAGGAGCAACAGGTGTTGCTGGTACAGCCGGAACCACATCAACCTATAAACGCTTAGCAGGCACTGGAGGAGGTGGCGGTGGAGCCGGTAGTGCAGGTAATGGTGGTGCTGGTGGTGCTGGTGGAGTTGGTTGTGGAGGTGGCGGTGGAGGTGGTTGTCCTGCCGCTAATGCTTCTGGTGCTGGTGGCGCTGGTGGTGGGGGTTGGGTCCGTGTTATTACTTGGTAAGGATTAATATGGCTAAGAAATATGCCTTCATCAAACCTAATGGGAAAGTTATCTCCATTACTCGATTGACCGCACAGGATGCTGCACAGGCTGGTCCACGGTTTGTGCAGATCACTGACCCGGCTATCGAGCCTGACGACGTGATCGACAAAGACACTGGTGCTCTGGTGTCAAAGAGTCAACGTGATACGCAAGAGTCTCGTGCATCCTGTAGAGAACTAGTCCGTCAAGAACTTCGTGCTACTGACTGGACACAGGTGTCTGATGCTCCGATCAACGGTGCTAAGAAGACTGCTTGGGCAACCTATCGGTCTACTCTTCGTGCTAATTGGGATACTGCAAAGGTAACTAGCGATCCTTTAACTAACATGGTGTGGCCTACTCCTCCTGGGGATGTCTCAGATGGACTATGACCGAAGCTAATGAACTAATTAGGGAAGTATTAAATCGACTGGAAGAATTAGATAAGAAGATCACTGCTGTAGTTATTGACCAAGCGGTTAGAGAAGAGAAATATGACACCCTAGCAAGTAACTTCAAAGAACAGACTAAACACATTGAAGAGTTAATGGGTGTGTTGAATCAGGGTAAGACTGCTGCAAAGTTAGTAGCTGCTTTGATTGCCTTATTAGCTGGTCTTGGTGCTACTTGGGACTGGATTGTTGCCCACATAAGGATTCTGTAATGGCTAACGCAACATATTTAGAATTAGTTAACGGAGTCCTTAAACGTCTTCGTGAAGATACTGTTGCTACAGTAACTGAAACGTCATATGCTGAACTCATTGGGATCTTTGTTAATGAAGCTCGCAGAGAAGTTGAAGATGCTTGGCAGTGGAATGCTTTAAAGACCAGTATTGTTGTTCCTACAGTAATTGGACAACGAGACTATGACTTAACAGGTTCACACAGTCGAACTCGGGTTTTAGAAGCCTTCAACACAACTAAGAAATGGCGTCTTATTGACTTACCCGATAGCCGGTGGATCAATAACCAGTTAGCAGTAACTACGGTAGTAAGTCAGTCTCCTACACACTATGACTACACACAGAACGATACTACGTCGGGAACCTTAACTGTCCGCCTGTATCCTCTGCCGGATGCTGTAGAGTCTTTAACATTCTATGTCATCAATCCTCAAGAAGACTTCACTACAGGGACTGAAAAACTCTACATCCCTAAAGACCCTGTGCTACAATTGGCACACTTGAAAGCCATCAATGAACGTGGCGAAGATCAAGGCAGGGCTGCGGAGATTCAAGAAAGGCTTTATCTGAAGACCTTAGCTGATGCTATTTCACAGGATGCTGCACGAACACCGGAGGCTACGGTATGGGTGCCAGTCTAATCCCAATTAACTTAGGTGCTCCTGGCTTCTACGGACTGAACACCCAAGATAGCCCCACAGGCTTAGACCCTAAGTTCTGTTTAGAAGCCAACAATGTAGTTATTGACCAGTCAGGACGTTTAGCTGCTCGTAAGGGATGGGAACGCTTCATTGCTGCTGATGAGATTATCAATGAGAATGGTGTACGCTTAGTGCATGAGTACATCAATTCTATCGGTGATGTTGAACTCATCTTAGCTGTTCCTGGTGGTTACCTGTATAGTGTTGATGCTGGCGGCACTGCTGCACAGATTTATTCAAGCCCTTTGTGGTCTGCTGCAAACTGGAAAGCAGTTAACTTCAATAGTAAGGTTTATTTCTTTCAGCGAGGAAACAGCCCAATTGTCTATGACGGCTCTACTTGTGTTGATATTGATACTGCTGGAGCGTACACAGGGACCGTCCAAGAAGCGAATGAAGTTCTAGCCGCTTATGGTCGTCTATGGACTATTGACACACTCACTGACAAGACAACTCTGAAGTGGTCTGATTTGTTAATCGGTGAGGCTTGGACAGGCGGCTCTGCTGGCTCCTTAGACCTTCATACAGTCTATGCAGATGGTGTCAGGCCCGGTGTAGCATTAGCTAGTTTCAATAACAAGTTAGTGATCTTCTGTGATAAAACTATCATCTTGTATGATGGCGCAGATGATCCCTCCACAATGACTCTATCGGACATTATCTTAGGAGTTGGTTGCATTGCGAGAGACTCTGTTGTTCACATGGGCAGCGACATTCTGTTTCTTTCTGATTCTGGTATTCGTAGTCTTGGTCGGGTAATCTCTGAGAAGTCTGCACCGTTAAACGACTTAAGCAAGAATGTTAGAGACTCGTTGTTAGCTGACGTTAGTAGCCTTGAAAGCATTGATGGCAGCTATGATGAGATTGCTGCTGGGTACAATGAAAAAGATGGGTATTATCTGCTTAGTTTGCCTTCACTTAATAAGTCCTACTGTTTTGACCTCAAACAACGTCTTCAGGATGGTGCAGCTAGAGCAACTACGTGGTCCATTGCGCCGTATTCGATGGAGTACCGATTAGATAAGGACTTTGTGTTTGGCTTTGATACCGGAATTGGTAGGGCCTCCACAAGCTACAAAGATGATGGTGCTCTATATGAAATGTCTTATGTCTCCAGCCACTTAAGCACAGGGGATTTAAGTAATCTCCAAGTGTTAAAGTTTCTCAGACTGATGGGATACGGCGGCACTGGTTACTTAATTCGTTTCTTATGGGGTACAGACTATGCAGGACTTTCACACCAAGTGCAAAAACGGTTTCCTTCAGGCGGAACTGTGGCTGAGTACAATGTGGCCGAGTATGGAATTGGCGAGTATGGCGGCAGCACTAACGTTATCCGTCCTCTTCATCAAAACTTGAGTGGTTCTGGCAGAGTCTTCCAAGTGGGTATTCAAGTACCTGTCTTTGGAGTACCTTTCTCGATTCAACAGATTGATGTGTTTGTTAAGAAAGGACGACTTAGCACACTATGAGTAACTACACTAAAACAGTAGACTTCTCAGTTAAAGATGCTCTGACTACAGGTGACGTTAATAAGCGAATCCTAGGTACAGCACTGAATACTGAGTTTAATAACATTGCCACTGCTATCAGTTCTAAGCTGGACTCCACAGGGGTTACTTATGATGCTGTTACCTTAACTGGCATTACTTCGTTGTCCGGTACTTTAAGTGGTACAGGTACGATTGATGGAGGGACTTACTAATGGCTGATGTTACTCTGCCTCCTGGCTGGATTGCCTTACCGGGCGGTCAAGTCTATAATCCACAGACTAACCAGGTGTTGTCACAGTCTCAAGCTGCTTATGAGTTTGCTGTGCCTAACCCTGAGCGGTTCCTGACGCCTCAGACACCGGCGGCACCGCCCACAGCAACATATAGCATGGACAACGAAGGCAATATTGGTGCTGCCTACGATCCTCGCTACCAAGCTTCTTTAACGGAAGCACAGCGTGGTTATGGGATGCTGAATGACCAATTAGCTGCACAGTTAACTGCACAGAACCCCTATGGGATGGCTCCGGTGACTGTGCAGGGTCAGGCTCCGCAGACAACCTATTCTGCTCCGCCTGCACAGCCTGAACTAGGTAGCCCTGAGTGGATTAATTGGGTCATGGGGGCTTTGCAGCCCACGACAGCCCCTCAAGCACCTGCCCCTAGCATTGCAGCCCCTGCGCAGCCTTTACCGGGCTTACAGGACATCCGTAATCAGGTTGGTGGGGCTATACCGTCTTTTCCGACAGCATCGCCGACAACAGCGGGGACGACGATGCTTGGATGGAACAATGGTACCTCGATGGAGAACCCGACTCCTAACCAGAACTTCGCAACTGTGCAGGATACTTCTGCTTGGCGTGCTGCTCCAACTGCTATGACACCTTTACAGCAGGGTGGTCGTGGTATGCTATATAGTTAAGGATAACAATGGCTATTAATACCGAACAAGCAGGGACTATCTTTGCTCAGATGACGCCTGAGCAGGTTCGTCAATATTTAACTCAAAAGATGGTTAACATTGGACCATTGCAGCCTATTGATGCTCCGATGGGCTCTGCTGACGGTGTTCGTCGGGAAGATATGACTCCGACGTATGGCAATGCCAATGTGCAGGGCTTACAAGCAGACGGTCAAGGCGGGTATTGGGGTCCTGTAACACCGCCCTTTGACACTCAGTTAGAAGGTGGGAAGTACGGTCAATACTTTGCTAGGTTTGATGCACAGGGTAATCTACAGCCTGACAGCATTCAGTTCAGCCCTGTGGAGCGTGATAGCGGCTGGCTGAGTAACCATCTTCCTGAAGTTGTTGGTACTATCTTAGTCGCTGCTGGTGGTGCTGCTGCGGCAGAGTTTGCAGGTTTAGGTGGAGGTGCTCCCGGTGCAGGCGGCTTAGCCTCTGCTGACACAGGTATGTTAGGCTTTAGCGGCTCTACAGCCGGTGGTGTAGCCCCTGTTGCCACTACAGCCGGTGCCGCTGCTGCACCGATTGTGCAGGCTGGTCCTATGACGTTAGGTGCTGGCGCTACAGTGTCCGATATCGCTGCTGCTGCGGCTGCTGGGACGCCTATCTCTCAGCTTGCTCCTGCAATTACTAACTTAGTTAAAACTGCTGGGCCTAGTGTGTTGCAGGCTCTAAAGGCCATCCCTGGATTAAGTGGGATTGTTGACCAAGTAGCCGGTGTTATCACAGGCGGTGATGGAATGCTAAACAATCTGCTCAATATCGGAGCAGGGGCTACACAGTTAGCTGGATTGAAGGATGCTAGCAACACTGCTGCACAGGGCTATCAAGACTTAGGTGATAGTCTTAAAGGCCAGTATCAGTTCTTAGGCGACAAAGGCCAAGGAATGTTTGATGCTTTAGGTGCTAAAGGTCAAGCAGGGTATGAGAACCTTGGGATGAAGGTTGGTGAAACCTATAACGACTTAGCTGACACTTATCAGCAGGGTTATGGGATGTTAGGTGATAAAGTAGGCAACACCTATAACAACTTAGCCACACAGACTGAAGGTCAGTATGCAGGCTTAGCAGCCCGTACAAAGGCTGATGTTGGGAAGTTCACTCCGTTTAACATCACGACTAATGTAGGCTCTACAGACGGTGCAGGGAAGTTCACCCCTACTTCTGGTAGTCAAGGTATCTCTGATGCCGCTACACAGGCTGCTACATCCTCCTTTGGTGCGGCCAACAACATTGATGTAAACAACTTAGCTAAGCAACGCTATGATCTGATGCAACAAGTCTTTGCACCTGGGGATCAACAGTCTCTGGCGGCTATTCAGGCACAGCAGCAGGCTAGAGGCAGGACAGGGCTCCAGAGCCTTAATCCGGCTACTTCTATTGGTGGTGTTGGCGCTAACCCAGCTATGGTGGCTTACTACAAAGCCTTGGAAGACCGTAACCTTAAAGCACAGGCCACAGCAGCGGATCAGGCATTGGCTCAACGTGGTGGACTGCTTAGTCAGGGTGCTAGTGCAGCGGCTGTGCCGTTGAACATTGCTACACAAGGGACTAATCAACTCCAGCTTGGTGCCAACATTGGCAACCTTGCTTTTGACAATAGCATGGCAGGTGCTCAATTAGGTGCTAACATTGAGTCCAGAGGCTTAGACCGTGGTGCAGATGCTCGGATGACTGGGGCAAACACCACAGCAAACCTCTATCGTCAGGGCCTACAAACCGGCTTAGACACCCGGCTTCGTGGTGCAGATCAGGTAACTGGACTCTTTGGTAAAGGCTTGGACTACAACTTAGGCCAACAAGAACGAGGAATTACTACTAATCTGAACTTAGCTCGTGAAGGACTTACAGCATCTACTCCGCAGTATGTTCGTGCTATTGGTCAGAAGTACGAAGGTAACTTAGCAGCTACCAATGCTCTGTTTAGCCTGCTTAGTGCTATTGCCCGTGGTAGTGGTCAGCGTCCTCCTTCGCAGGGTGGTAGTGCAACTGACATGGTTGGGCAGATCACTAACCTGTTAAAAGGCCAAGGAGTCTCTGACGCACAGATTCAACAGATTGTGCAGTCTCAGGTTGATACTACTAATCCGTTTACCAGCAATAGCTATGAAGACAATGCCGATGTTGTTAACAGCATCTTTGGATAAGGACTGAATATGGCGCAACAAGAATCAATGTTTGGTCCTACACCGTTAGCTATTCAGGACCAGTTAGACCAACAATTCCTAGCTCAGAATAGTAACTTAGACCTTGGTAGTATGTCTGCTAGGGCTGGATTGGCTATGGGTAAAGGGATTAATGGCCTGCTTGGTCGTGAAGACCCTAGGGTTACAGAGGCTAAGCAGGTCCAAGAGGCTGTGCAGGAACTTCGTCAGTCTGGTGTAGATATGTCTAACCCTGAAGAATACTACAAGAAGATGGCCGGTATCTTCGGGGCTAAAGGTTTGACTGCACAGGCTGAAAAGGCGGCTATGAAGGCTTTAGAGTATCAGGATAAAGCTGAAGAGAGGAAGTTTAAGACTGAAGATCGTCAGGCTCAGCTTCAGATTCGTTCACAGGATTTGGCTATTAAGAATGCTCAGTTGGCTAAGGAGATGGCGAAGGCTATGTCTAAAGAAGGCGGTGCAGACTTAGTTAAGATTCTAAAAGACGGATACTCTACAGCTAATCTGGATCAAGAGAGTATTGCGAAAGCCTTAGCTGACTTTAATCGTGATGGAGGCACACTAGAATCGGCTATGGCCCTTCTTCGTAACAAGAAGGAAAAGCCTGAAGATAAGTGGTCCGATCCTTACAGTATTAATGTCAATGGCAAGGTTGTTAGGGTTCAGAAGAACTTAGTGACTGGCGTTGAAAAGGCTGTTGCAGGTAACGAAGCCAATATTACCAACAATACCCGTGTTGATGCTAGTATGAAGCTTCCATTAGACTATGCCAAGCTTCGTGATAACTTCTTAGGTGAGATTAAGCCATATCGAGAGTCCTTAGTAACTGTCGGTAACGTCTTAGGCCAGCTTAATCAAGCAGGGTCTAATCCGGCTGCTGCGGAGGCTGCTCGCACCACTTTCATGAAGGCTTTCAAGTTTGATGGTAATCCTGACAAAGCCTCTATTGAACGTGCTTTAAACACAGGAAGCTTAGATGAACGGGTTATTCAGTCTTTCCAGGGTTTCTTACAAGGCACCCTGACAGACGCTAAGATTAAGAATATGCGTGCAGCCTTAGCTGTGGTGGCTAAGAAGCAACAAGAGTCTATCTCTAAAGTTAAGGAAAACTGGAAGAATGTTCCTGTTCCTACCGATCAAGCTAGGACGTTTGTTACTGGCACAGCAGACTTGGATGCTCAGGTTGTGGATATTAACGGAAGCGCGCCT